GAAGCGATGCGGCAGGCGCAGGTTGCGCGCAACCATGTTGCGAAGGACGTTGACGGATTTGCCATCAAAGTGCGAGCGATACCCGGGATTGGGCTTCCACTTCCAGCAGATCACGTCAAGCATCACAACGCCTCCTCATGGTATGGGAAGGAGAGCGTGCGCGGGCGCCAACCCTTTCCGCGCGTGGCGATGATCGCCTTCTTGCCCGCATCCTGCGGCTGCTTGCGTTTGTAGTCGATTGTGGAGCTGTCGCCGATATGCTCATAGCGCCGCAGCTCGTCCGACAGCGTCAGCACCTTAGCCGTTGCAGCGCATCGCCGTCGCCAGTCACCGTCCGTTCCGTAGTGCCCGGAGAGCGCCTCATCATATCCGCCGACGCGCCAGAACATCGCCCGCGTCATAAACATTGAGTTGGGATGTGGATGGATCAACTCGCCAGCTTGCTCTCTGCGCGTGAAACGGTAGATGGTCCCGGGGTCGTGGTCGCAGCCGGACAACCGGGCCGCGGTCACCGCCGGGATCATATGATCCATGTCCGTGAGTACGCACCACCCTTCCGCGGCATGGTTCATGCCGACGTTGCGGGCCGCGAGCCAATTCCATCTCACGTCCACTTCGATACGGAACACGCGCAGCGCGAACGAGATGCGCGACTGCGAGCGCACGACATCAAAGGCGCGATGGCGAGGCGAACCGTCATCCACCACTATCACCTGCAGCAACGCTAACAGATCCGCGGGGTAGGATTCCCAGAGATGAAGTTGACGCTCCAAAAAGGATGGATTCTCATAGTACGGGTACACGAACTGGATGCGCTTCGGCGCGCCCAGTTGGGCCTTGATGATCGGGGCGGTGTCGAAGCCGGGAGCGCCCATCAACGCCACTCCTTGTCGAACCATGGCCACTTCGCCGCTGCCTCGGCATTCTTCGGCTTCTTGCACAGGATCACCTTCGCCTCCATCGGCCAAGGCGGCGACACCGCGGCACTCAGTCGCGGGAACCATTCAGCAGGCATCACGCTCGCACCCGGGACACGCTCGCCGATCCAATCCTGATCGCCCCACAACCGTTGCGCGACGTGCTGGTTCCATTCCTTGAACAGCTCCGGGTGCGCGCCGTAGTTCCACGCCATGACGCTGCTGTTGTACCGTTTCACGCACACCGTTCCATTGTGGGGTCGGAACGCGGGCGCGCCATCGGGTGCGAGCGCGAGGCGACCGGGGAAGTTGATGACCGGGGAAAGATCCCCAACCAACAGCACGTCCAGATCCAAGTACAGCAGCCGCCCCGAGAGTGGCAACCCAGGATCAAACAGCCGTACCTTTGACCACCAACCTTTGAGATGAACCGGAGGCGTCGGCAGGATAATCGCGTCCATGTCTCCCGGAAGTGAGGACGGTCGATCCGTCAAACAAACGAAGCGATGCTGCGGCAGCACGCGTCGCGCCATGCCGCGAAGTCGCGTCACATAGTCCACGCTGAACGGGACGTGACCCTGAACCCAGACGCAAAGGACGGTCAGCGTCATTTCTTCACCGCCATCGCGTACTCGCGCCGCGGCCCCGCGCGAACCGGGCGCACCGAGTAACCGCGCAATGTCATCACCGCCTCGGCAACCCCGGGGATCTGTACATCATCAAACAGAATTGCGTCACCCGGAGATTGGAGCCGGGTTAGACAAAGTATCTCTGCGCTGACGGCGGCAAAGTTGTGTTTCCCGTCAACAAAAGCGAAGCGCACGCGCTCTCCAGAGCCAATCATTCGATCCAGCAGCGGCAATGATCCGCCGCCATGGAAGTGGATGTGCGCGCCTTCGGGAAGGAATGGCGCCACGAACTCCGGAACCGTCAGCAACGCGCCGTTTGCCTCGGCAACGCTGTTACGGGCGACGCGCGCCATTGGGTCAACAGCATCCACGGACACGATGTCGTGACGAGCGCCAGCATCCATAAGCGCCCAAGTCATCGCCACCGCGGAGAAGCCCTTGGCTGTGCCGATGTCCAAGAAGCAGCCAGCATGATCTTCGTTCTCCAGCAGGTCGCGCATCATCGCATAAATCAGTCGCCCGTGCTGCCAGTTGGGGGGATTTACTTTCACGGGGCATGCAAGCGTGCGCGCCGCTGCCTGAAGCCGGATCGTCGGAACTGCATACCCCAGCTCCTGCTCAATCGCGGTGACTTCCGGATAGTACCGGGCGCACTCCTCCGCGAAGGCGTCCGCGTATTGTTGCTCAGTCTTCATACTTTCCTCGGCATGTAGATGTCGTCGCCGTGTACCCGGGATGCCCGCTTGTACATGCGATCCTTGAGCCACGCGCGCAGCTCTTGCTTGTCGGACCCGTAGTGCCTGCCGTTACCGTTGATCTCAACGACTAAGACGGGGCGGTATTTGGTGATGGTTTCCTCCGCGCCTTTCAACGCGTTGAGTTCATAGCCTTCGATGTCCAAGTAGATTAAGTCACAGTCGCTCAGCTTCAGGTCGTCAAGCAGCACTTGTGGGATGTCGCCATCACCAGCAACGTGAGTAAGTCCTTCGTGCACCGGGCGTCCGCTTCCGTCCCGTCGGCAGCATTCCATTCGCACCGGCTCCCGCGAGCAACCGAGCGCGGAGTTGATTGGTATGATGTTTGGTTCCGGGGCGTTGTGCTCAAGGAACGCGAACAGCGCCTTGTCCGGCTCGAAAGTGTAAACCTGCTTGAACTCCTCGGCCAGCCGCTTCGGGAACAGCCCAAGATTTCCTCCTGCTTGGACGGCGACCTTACGGCCTTTCGTCTTGGCCATCGCAATGTCAAGCGTACGCAAGTCGCGGACGTTCCATTTCAGACACGTGCGCGAACCAAGCATGCCCTCCCAATTCCAGTCGGGGCGATAGCTGCTGAATACTTTGTCCAGCTTCTTCACCGCTTCTCCACTGACCAGACGTTGTCATTGTTAATGTTCGCGTTTCCGCCGAATCGTTCATCCACCGCACGTTGAGTCCCGGGGTGAAGGTCGTTGTAACCGTAACCTCCGAACCATCCGCCCGGACGTACCTTCGGCCACCAAGCGCGAATGTCGGCGCGAGCGCACCCGTACTTGTGCCCAGCGTCGATGAACGCGAAGTCTAAGCTGCCATCCGGGACCAACGGCGCGGCCTGCCCAGTCGTCATAATCAAAACCGTCGCCCGCCCGGGCGAGCGCGACGCGACATCCAGCGCCCGCTGCTTACGGTCCATCCGAACAAAGTGATCCACCGCGATCATATGCAGCTCCGGGAGCGCCGCCAGCAGCATCTCCAGCAACGCCACCGTGCCGAGCCCAAGCTGCGCGCCGCGCGTCCATCCGCGCTTCGCAGCCAGCTCCACGATGCCGTCGCGATAGGTCATATGCTCTCGGCGACGTTCTCTTTGCAGGGGATGGTGATGTACTCAAGGTTTGAGTCCTTGTCGGGGAGGAACCCAAGCGGGTCATACACCTTCGTGCCGTGGACGATGCGCATGTCCGGGCGCAGCCCGGGGAGGAAGCGGATCAAGATCATGGTCGTGACCTCAGCCTGAATCTGTCGCGCTGAGATGAACTCACGCACGCTCACCGGCGCCACCTCAGCCGGGAGATTCGCGGCAAACGCCGTCCAGCTCTCCGTCACGGCCCCGGTCGTGGAGTCCTGCGTCAGCGTCAGCGCCTCAATCGTCACGCGGTGCCGCAATCGTCCTGCTTTAAGCATTGAGCGCCTCCTCCAGAGTCATCCGGTCAATCCCCACCAGCGCGCTCTTGGGCGTGCAGTTGATTAGCCTCACGCCACGCGCCTTGAGCGCGACGTTGAGCTGCCCGAAGTTGGTGATCCAGGTCTGGTAGCGTTGCGGTGAATTCATCTTGTCAGGGTGATCGCCGAACCAATGCTTGCGATTGAAGACGTGACGCATGTCGAAGCCACACAGCAGGATCGTTCGCGCACCGCGCTGCGCCGCGATATGGGCGGCTTGGTAGCCGCTGTTGCCGCCCGTCACCACGTGCGTCGGGCGCGGGTCATAGGGAACGGCGTTGGACAACTCCAGCGATAGCACCTCCGGGAACGGCAACGCCGCCCGGCACGTCACTTTTTCACCGGTGAACTTCAGCGCTTGATCTTTGTAGTATATCCACCACTTTGTGTCCGCCGCATACAGCATATCCGCCCAAGGCGCAAGCGCCGCGAGCCGTAGCCGCGTGACGGTGTGAACGGTTTCAATGGCCTGATTGTTAACGGCAATCACCTTACACTTCCCGCGCACCGCCTCCGCGACCTCCATAGACATGCTCGGCCCGGAAGCGAGCACGGCGACGCGCTCCCCCTCCCAGTCCCGCGGCACGCTCCATGGTGTCGTCATGACAGCGCCGGATCTCGCAACGGATACAGAAGCGAGACGATTGGTGCCGGGAGGTAGCCCGGCGTGAAGGTATCGGCGTCACCTTCTCGGAAGGAGAACATCCACCCCAGCAGCAGCAGCGTTGCTTGCTGCACCACCTTCGGCGCAGCAGATACCGGGGGCGAATCGCTCATCCCCAGCACCTCCCCAGAGGTGTCCAGAAAAACGTCCGCGGCGCTCTTGAGGTAGTTGATGACCGCGCCGCTTGCGGCGTGTACCTTCAACGTGATGTCCTCATCATCGCCGTCGTGCGTCACGCGCAAGTGGGCCTTGGCTTGATCCAACGTCACGATCATAGTCATCGCAGTCTGCTCCCATCAGGACCGAGTGAGGTCAGGTCGCGTCCGCGATCCCCGGGCGCGCCTTTCTCGCCGCGCAAGCCGTCCTTGCCGTCCTTGCCGTCGCGTCCGCGCTTCACGATCAGTCGCCAATCCGTCGGCACCATATCAGGCGGACCATTCGGGTCATCCGCGAGCGCCATCCAGACCGAGCCGGCATACGTCACCATGTCCGACTTCTCATAGCGGTCGCCGCCTTTGTACACCTGACGGTACAGCGGCACATCGAACCGCACGGCCAGCTTCTCCACCGCGCCAGAGGAACGGTTTGTGATGAGGTCGAAGTTGCGATCATCCGTCTGCAGGAACTTGACGGAGTCAACGCCATCCACGACGATGGCCCAGCCCGCCTCCTCCGCAGACTTGGTGCTGAGTGGATCCGTCTTGCGCAGAGAGCGCCATAGCCCGCCGCGGTGCGTTGCGTAGGTGCCGCGCTGATAGCTCTTGTGCGGCTCGATGCTGGCTTGAATCGTGATCTCAAGCGCGTCGCGTCCGTCCGCACCGTTGAGTCCCGGGTCGCCTTTCTCGCCGTTGATGCCGGGCTTGCCGTCGGCTCCCGGAGCGCCGTCTTTGCCGTTGATGCCCGGGTCGCCCTTCTCGCCCGGGTCGCCTTTGCCCCCCGGAAGCCCCGGAGCGCCGTCTAGCCCATCTTTCCCGTTGATCCCGGGCGACCCTACATCCCCGGGGTCGCCCTTCTCTCCGGGCGTCCCGGGCGCTCCGGGAGAGCCATCCTGCCCGGGCACTCCCGGTTCCCCGGGGTCGCCCTTCTCTCCGGGCGTCCCGTCGGCCCCCGGGTCGCCCTTCTCGCCGCGCTCCCCGGGCAGACCCTTCTCGCCCGGTTCCGGGCGGCGAGCCGCGAGCGCCGCGAGATCGCCACGCAGCTCGCGCACGAAGTCGTGGAGCGTTTGATCAACCTCAGTGATGCGCGCTTCCGCCTTCGCGAACGCGCGCTCCACGAGCGCGGTGACTGACTTGACGATTGCTTCGCCAAGCTCTCTAACATCGGCCATTGATAACCTCCACGACGATGGGGATGGTCTCAAGCACATCCATATCGTCTAACAATTTTCTAAATTCGACAGTCTGCTGCCGATCCATGTCGTGAGGTATGCGCGGGATGCCGCCCCCACC